GCAGTCGAGGCAATGGCCAACATCCTCCAGACCAGCCCGCAGTTGTGGCAGGTGGCCGGCGACCTGTTCATCAAGAACATGGACTGGCCGGGGGCGCAGGAGATGGCGGCCCGCTTCAAGAAGATCATCGACCCGAAGGTGCTGGCCGAGGACGACAAGTCGCCGGAACTTCAGTCTGCCGAACAGATGATCGAGGCGCTGACGCAGCAGTTGAACCAGACCATGGGCCTTGTCGAGAACATCCAGAACTCGATGGAGGCCCAGGAGCTGCAAATCAAGGCGTATGATGCCGAGACCAAGCGCATCAGCGCCGTGCAGCAGGCCATGACGCCCGACCAGATACAGGACATCGTCATGGGCACCATCGCCGCGGCCATCGAGACGGGCGACATCTCGACCGGCCGCCCGACCATGCCGCAGCCGTCCGAAACCCCGCGCGAAATGCCCATGGCACCTGAAATGCCTGTTGAAGGAGCCCCCGTATGAGCGGTTGTGACAAGTTTCTGGGTATGATGTTCCTTGCGCGCGACGTGGCGCACTCGGCGCACCTCAACACGCGGTCGTTTGCCAAGCACCAGGCCCTCGGCGGCTTCTACGACGAGATCGTCGATCTGGCAGACAAGTTTGCCGAGATGTATCAAGGCAAATACGGCCTGATCGGTCCCGTTGCGTTGATGTCGGCCGACAAGTCGAACAACGTGCTGGAGTTTCTGGAGCGGCAGGCCGAACAGATCGAAAAGATCCGCTACGACATCGTTGACCGCGAGTGCACGCCGCTGCAGAACGTGATTGATGAGATTGTTGGCTTGTACTACTCTACAGTGTATAAGCTCAAGTTCCTCGCATAAGGACACGCACCATGGGTTTGAAAGCAACAACGGTTTGTCTGGGATACCAGCAACTTACCAGCCTGTCGTCCTCGACGGCGCTTACGGTTCCGACCGGGGCCACGATGGCCTTGATCACGCCGGAGACGCAGGCCGTGCGCTGGCGCGATGACGGCACGGCGCCAACCGCGTCGGTCGGGATGCCCATCGCGGCGGGGGCTTATTTCACCTACGACGGTGACCTCAAGTCCATCCGGTTCATCGAGCAGACGGCTTCGGCCAAACTCAACATCAGTTATTACGCATGATCTCGGTCGATACCTTCAACACGGCGGACATCCGCATGCGGTTCTGGCGCGACTACTTTGACGCCGGTCCCGGTCCGTTTGTGACTGAAGGTAACGGCAGTTCTCCCACCCCGCCGGTCCCGGCCTTGGCCTTGGCCCAGCGCGACAACGACTACATCCTTGATCGCGCTGGCGATTACATTGAAACGAGGGTCTGACGATGCCTTCTTACATCTACAATATGGTCGATACCTGGAACGCAGGTGCGACCACGTTCACCGCCATCAAGATGAACGTGACCGACACGGCATCCGCCGCTGCCTCGCTGCTGATGGACTTGCAGGTTGGTGGGAGCAGCAAATTCAACGTCACCAAGGCTGGCACCACCACATTCAGCGGCAATCTTCAGATTGCTAATAATGGTGTCTACCTTGAGGGAACGACGGTCGGCACCATCCGCATTCCCGGTGTAGGTGGGTACTACGGATGGACAACCAACACAGCATCCACGCCCGCGTCCACAATAGACCTTTTCCTCACCCGCAAGGCCGCAGCCTCCCTCCGCCTTGGCGTAGCCGACGCATCCACCGCTGTCGCCCAGACACTCGGCGTCCAGTCGGTCGTAGCCGGAACTACGAACACCGCTGGTGCTAACTTCACCATCGCTGGCTCACAGGGTACGGGCACGGGTGCTGGCGGCAGCATCGTGTTCCAAGTCGCCCCGGCTGGGTCAAGCGGTACGGCGCAGAATGCGCTGGATACGGCGCTGACGATTGCGAGTAATAAATCAGTTACTTTTGCTGGTTTGGTTTCTGGTATTACATATTTAGCAATTCAGCCAACAGGATACACCAACGGTCTACTGCTTTATGATACTGGCAGCGGCCCCTCGCTTGCATTGACAAGCAATGGCGATATACGCTGGTCTAGCAGTTCAACTAATGCAGGCAGCACGGCAGATGTTTTACTCGCCCGTGACGCCGCCAACACCCTCGCCCAACGCAACGGCACCAACGCCCAAACCTTCCGCGTCTATCACACCCTTACTGGTAGCGACGTAAGCGCAAGTGGTAATTACGAACGAGCCAGGCTGGAGTGGAGTGGCAATGAATTACGTTTTGGCACGGAAGCTGGGACGGGAGGAGGCACCCTACGGTCTATGGGCTTGTATATTGGCAACACGCGGTATCAAATCATAGGCGGCAACTTTAACCAGTTTGATCAGCCGATCTACATGAACACCACGGGCATTGCGACGGGCAGCGGCGCTAGTGGCTTTAAAATTGGCACAGCAACGACGCAAGGTCTTGGTTTTTGGAATGCAACGCCCTCCGCACAGCCTGCGGCAGTAGCTGATGCAACTGACGCGGCGAGTGTCATCACACAGCTAAACGAACTTTTGGCTCGACTGAGAACGATTGGATTAATTGCGACATGATCACCCTCACACTCACCCAAGCCGAACTCAACGCACTGGCTGGCCTCCTCGACGCGGGTGTGAAGGCCACCGGACTGCAAGGTGTCAAGCACGCCGCGAGCATCCTCACCAAGCTGGAAGCCGCCGTGGCCGAAGCCAACAAGACACCCGAACCGCAGGAGACTGAATAATGGCCCTTGTTAACTACGGGGTTGTCAGCCCCACCCTGACGCTGACAGTCCAGATGGAACTGTCTGACGCCGACAGCGAGCGCATCGTCGCCTATCTGATGGCGGCAACTCCTTTCGGCAGCGTGACGGAGAACGTCCAGAAAGAAGTTCCCAATCCCGCATGGTCACCGGATCAGGAAGACCCGAATGACCCGCCTGAGTTCATTCTGGTGCAGGAATGGGTAACACGCCCTGCCACGCCGGAAGAGGCGGTGACGGCTTATGCTGAGAGCGTGATGAACGACATTCTTCAGCAGGCTTATCAGTGGGATCAGGCCAAAGCCGCTGCTGATGCCGCCGCACATGTTCCGCCCATTACGCCAATCAAGCCGCCAGCACCCGTTCCGCCAGAGGCTTGACACCACAACTGTAACGTAAGATATTGCCAAAACCCGACTGGCCGGATGCCAGGGACCGAAAGGTAAGTGAATGACCGAGAACGAACTAGCGGGTGCGCCCGCGCCGGAACCGGAGGCCACGGCTGCTTCCGCGCCCGAACATGACAATTCTGCGCCGGAACCGACTGCTGCCGAAGCGGCCAAGACTTTCACACAGGAAGAATTGGATGCCATCGTCAGCAAGCGCCTCGCAAGAGAGCAACGGAAATGGGAGCGCGAGCAGAAGGCCAAGGCTTCAGCAACCCCGCCGGCACCGCCGCCGGAGCCTCTGAAGCCCGACGACTTCACCAACGCCCAAGCATATGCTGACGCGATGGCCGAACGCAAGGCGCAGGAACTCCTCGCCCAGCGTGAAGCTGAAGCGGAACAGGCTGCGGTGCTCGACGCGTATCAGGACCGTGAAGAGGACGCCCGGACCAAGTATGACGACTTTGAACAGGTCGCCTACAATCCGAAGCTTCCTGTCACGGAAACGATGGCTCAGACGATCCAGTCTTCCGAGATCGGTCCCGACGTCATCTACTGGCTCGGGTCGAACCCCAAGGAAGCCGACCGGATCGCGCGTCTCAACCCGCTTTTGCAGGCACGGGAAATCGGAAAGATCGAGGCCAGACTGGCGTCGAACCCTCCGGCCAAAAAGACCTCAACCGCCCCGGCGCCGATTGCTCCGGTGACGGCCCGAACCTCCGGTTCGCCTGCTTACGACACCACCGACCCGCGCTCGGTCAAGACCATGAGCACGTCGGAGTGGATTGAACAGGAAAGGCTGCGCCAGATCAAAAAGTACGAGGCTCAACGTCGCAGATAACCCAAGGAAATCAAGATTATGGCTAACAGCCTTCTTACTATCGACATGATTACCCGGAAAGCTCTCGAAATCCTTGAGAACAACCTGGTCATCACCCGCAACGTCAACCGTCAGTACGATGACAGCTTTGCTGTTGAAGGTGC